TTATCAAATATAATAGATGGGGAATCATTATTTTTGATTCGAGCTAGATTCATCCAGAATCCACCCTTCTTACCTCTCCAATCCATATAATTAACAACACCAGACAAAAGCTCCATGCTTCTCTTCTGTTGCATGTTAATTGAAGTACGGATTACCTCTGAAGCATGTTGAATAAGTGGAGAATCAAAGAAGAATCCCTTCTTCTGTTGAAGACCTTGAAACTTAGTAGCATGTCTAGCAATTAAATCACCAACCATCCTAGCAGCCGTGCCAGATCCAATAGGATTAATATCCTTGTCTTTTCTTAGTTGCTCATCAATTACATCCTTAGCAGCTTTAACCTGAAGTTCAGCAGCAGTAAGTGGTCTATCTCCTTGCATCCCAAGGACATCAGAAGCTCCCCTCTTCTGGGCAAACAGATTCTCATTCTGCCATACCCAAGCATCATGAACAGACCCATTAGTACTATGTATCTCAAAGAGAGTCTGACCAGTCTTAGTTAGCATATCTTTATTAGCAGAAACAATATCACGAATGAACTGATCTACAAAGTTAGCCTTAAAGAATGGAATCCTAGCAGAAGCAAGTAAAGAACGAATAGCTTCACGCATATTACCAATATATTCTTTAATAGCACCTTTAGGGGCATTAGGCCCCATAGTCATTTCTCTAGCAACTCTTTGAGCAAAATATTCTGGTAAGTCTACATAGTAGTCAGGATTGCTTGGGCTAGCAGGTAGATTACCTTCACCACGTATTTGTTCTATCCCTTGCTTCTCTTTCCAAGCATCAAAGTCAGCAAGTAGTTTAGATACATATAGGGTATCCCCATTATATAACTTGTTCTGAACAAGCTTGGCAAACAAAACATGCCCAATTTCATGGGCAGCAGTCCACACTTGCTTTAAACGAGCATTCTGTTCCTTGCTTAGCTTACTAAACCACCCTTTAAACTCTGGATCATTGAGAGAATCTTCAATAGAGCGCACTCGTACACGAGCATTCCCTGACTCATCAATACCTGCATCGCCCCCTATATGACCTTCTTCAAAATGCCCTTCTAGATCAATGTTCATACGTTCACCACGTAGGCCAAGTTTATCTAGGAGTTGGTTTATAATCTTACGGATACCCGCATCACCACCTTTAATAATCTGAGCAGGGCGGTCTGCTTCTTCTAAAGCAGCTCTCCGTTCCATCAGAGGTTTTAGTTCCTCTTGTGGACGTGTACCATCCATAACTTCACCGATACGATCACCAACAGTATCTCTATCCAATTCATGGATAGGACGATTATCTACTGGGGCAGTAACATCAATATGTTCAGTAGGAACACCATCAGCCCCTTGTGGGGCTCCTTCAGTTCTCTTACCATCACGCATTTTCTGTGCTTTTTCAAGCAAAGCTTTTATATAGTCAGTATCAGCAAGATCTCCTTTTTGCTTTTCTAACTCAGCGCGGCGTTCATACTCTAGTGCATTAGCTTCTCTACCTTTATTAAACTCATCATCTGTCATCTTAGGAGCATTTTCTTTTGCCTCCATTTCGGCTGCATGTCTTCTAGCCCTTTCTTCAAAAAGAGCTTCCATATTGGCAGCTTCATATGGTGTACCATCTTCAGAAACACGATCCTCTGTTAAACCTAATTTTTTTAAAAGATCCCAGTCAGCAGGAGGAATCTTCCCTTCTGTTAGGTTACCTCCCATACCAATATCCCCTGCTTGTTGTAAAGCTTCAGTACTTAAATCCTCTATTTTAGGACCTTCTTTAGGAGGAACTTCACTAGGTTCAGTAGAGGCTTCACTAGGATGGGGAACACCCTCCTGAGTAGGAGTAGTCTCTTCTCCCTTCCGTAGTTTTTCTAGGAGTGTATTACCATTCTCGATAGTAGTATTAGCTTTATCAATAATATCTTGATGGTTCTTAATCTGCTCATCAATAGCTTTACCCATACTCTCAGCACGCTCAGGATGATTCTGAGTATTCTCGGGATCAAGCTTGCTTTTGTTTAGCTTATCAATCTCTGCTTGAGAACGTAACTTATCCTTCTGTGCAGCAAGAATAGAGTTATTAACGTGGTCTTCAAATGTCATACCAGCATCAGCTTTACCCAGATCTGCTGTAGGGTCTTTTGATGGAGTAGGTCCCTTATCTATTTTATCAAATACATGAACACCAGCACCCATAGCAGCGCCAGGGAGTGCTGCCAGTGCAGCAGATTCCCAAGAAGGAGCAAACTGCTTCTTCATTTCAGGAGTCTTTGCTACATTAGAAAGGGCAAGTTTAGAAAGATAATCTGTCCCTGCACCAATCCCTGCACCAGTGGCTACTTTTGTTGCCAAAGTTTTACCAATAGCAGGAGGTAATTTAAGCCCTAATAGGTTTACAGCACCCATTACTTCGCCACCAATAGAGGCATTAAGTCCAGACTCCCCTGCATTAAGCATCTCCCCTTGAACATCAAAAGGACTTGTTGTTAATGTAGCAGGAAGGGCAGGTAAACTAGCTGCCATAGAGATAAGTTTACCTCCAAAAGACTGGTCTTTTCCTATGGCTGCTGCCTTAGCTTTAAGTCTTTTTGCATCCTCTTCAAAGTAGTCAGAGACATCCGTGGTATGTTTTACATCTCCAGTAAATAACTGCTCTGGTATTGCTCCTAATTTAGATAGTCCAGCCAGACCCCCAGCAATTCCACCTAGAGCACCCGCTACCCCAGCTATAACATCTTCTCTAACAGTGGTACTTTTTGGAGTTACTTCTGAGAATCCATCCGGAATATCAGATACTTCTGAAAATCCATCAGGGATATCTTTTACCTCAGAGAATCCTTTTGGAATGTCAGTTACTTCTGTAAAACCTTTTGGAATATCCATAATTAATCTTTCTTAATTGTTCTACCATTGGGTAATTTATATAAATTAGGTCCTACAACTTGAGTACCTTTTGGTAATCCAGCTAGATTAGGATCAGCTTTAGTTGGTGCTGCTGCTCCCGATTCTGGATAGGTACTCTCAGCCTGTACCACTGCTGTTCTGGTATTCTTCACATTCGCGTCTGGAATAAGTCCACCAGACTGTGCTATTTCTACAGAACTCAAATCCTTCAATATAGCAATAGCCACCTTTCGGTCTGCATCAGATGTATTAGGATTCTCAGCGATTTTAGCCCATTTCTCCTTTATTTGGGCAGTAGTCTTACTAGCATTAGCAGCAATAGCTTCTTTAGAAGAAGCTGCTGTATTAGCGATCCTTTCCCGAGAGGCATCACTAGCTGCACTTCTCTGAGTCTCAGCAGTCTGTTGTTGATCAATTTCACCCTTCTTAGTCTGAGTAGCTGGATCAGCAAGAGAAGCTGTACTAGCAAGGGAATACCTATGGTTCTTCACTTCATCCTGAAACTGCTGTCTTCCTTCAGGAGAAACATCATACTTCGCTAGCGCCTGTTGAGTGGCAGTATTATACTTATCCATCTCTTGTTTTGCTTCATCTGGGGGGAGATTGCTAGTAGCGTCAGATAAATGGTCTCTTGCTCTAGCAAAGGCAGTCTTCATATCTCCACCAGACTGAAGAACATCAGTAATAATCCCTAGATTCTCAACAGAAGTTTTTTGTGTATCAGCATGGGCTTTAGCTAGTGCTTCTTTTGGAATTCTATCTATAGCTTGTTTTGTTACCATAGCTCTCTGCTGAGCATTAAGGTTTTGAAGCCCCTGCTTTTCATCAGCCTGCCCTTGTAAATTAGCTATCCGCCCTGTCTCAGCAGTATTCTGAGATTGTTGTACAGCAGAAGGAGTCATTTGGTTATAGCGGTCTAGATTAGCTTGTTTTTGAGCTGTATCAGCTAATGAACTTGCTTGATCACTTGCAAACTTCTGACCCTCATAAACACCAGCTAATGCTCCAGTGTTTCCCCTATCTCTAATAATATCTTCTAAAGCCATTATGCTTTCCCCGCATTTAAACCAGCAATAGAACTAAACAAAGGTTTAACAGCACCTTGTCTAGCATTCTGGATTGCTGCTGTATTCGTTAAGTACTGTTGCTGTGCTCCTGGAAGGTATCTACTATAACCAGCCTGTACATCTCCATTCATATTAGCCATAAGAATTGGTAGAGTACCAGTATGACCACTTTGTGCCATCCGTTGACTTGCTGCAGCATATCTATCAGCTTGTCCAGGAGCATATTGTTGTTTATACTCATCGAAGGTAAGAGGCTTCATACCTTTATTAATTCGATCTAGTTTATGAGCATCATATGATCTTTGTAGATAGTCTGCGCCACCACCAAGAACCTTCAGTAAGCTGCCCTTAGGCATATTATCATTCCAAGCACCTTTAGCGGTATCATATAGACCAGCCAGACCTCCCCGCTTAAGTGTTTCATCAGGTAGTTGATTTTGTAGAATACTACTAGATGTAGTCCCATCTGGTGCATTTACAGCATGTGCAGAGCTATTAAATCCACCAGCATCAGCACCATCACCAGTATCAGGAGTAGTAGCAGCACCAGCATTATCTAGATTAGAAATAGGAGCAGGAGCAGCACCACCGTTAGTATCTCCAATAGGAGTTGGGGTTGAAGTAGTTGGATTACCATAAGCAGACTGAGCTAATGGAACCTGAGTAGCTTGTGGACTATTACTTCCTATATTCTGAAGAGAAAAGTCATCGAATTCAGAAGGTACCGCTGGATTAACAGAAGCTCCCTGTGCTGCTGATGTATAGGGGTTAGGATCTGTTAAACTAGACAAAGAGAACCCAGTACCATCAGAAGCTCCATTTACAGCACTAGTAGCTAGATCACCGCCACCAGTAGGTGCAGGGGTAGCTGGAGTATCTAGAGGAGTACCTGTAGGAGCAGACACATCTCCCAGACCATAAGTAGAGGCCCCACTAGTAGCATCTGCTGCGGTGGTAGCACCTCCAAGAGAACCAGACTCAAAAGCAGTAGGGGCAAAGTCAGCACCACCTTGGGCTGCTAGCATACTATTTACTGTGTCTCCTGAGGCCCCTACTGCTGCACCGGTAGCACCATCAAAAGCTCCACTAAGGAAACCCCCAATTGCCGCACCACCAGCACCCATAAGGAATCCCTGGCCAAAGGAACCTCCTCTAGCAGATGCTAGGAGACCTCCGGCAAGCCCTGCACCAATAACACCACCAATAAGACCAGCTGTAATACTGACACCAGCAATAGTACCAAGTACTGCCGAACCAAAAACAGCAGTTCCTACGGCTGTACCAATAGCAGCCCCTACAACACTTACAACAGCACTAACAACGAAAGCCATTATGTTTTCCTTTCAAGTAATTTGTGATACTCAGTATAAGAGGCTACACATAGTTCTTTTTCAATATCATCTATTGTTTTAGTCTTAACGTCTTCAACTGCATGTAGTGTTAACCACATCGTTTCTTTAAGAGCATAAGCTACTTTCTTTCTTCCAATTTTACTTACAAAGACACTACCGGGTTTAGTAATATGCCTATGGCCATCCTCTGTAGTTACTATCAAATCCCCATAGACCATAATATCAAGAGTCTCAGTAAGATGAACAGCTCCGGTTAGGGTAGCCCCTTCTGGTATAATAATCTGTCTTAGATATAAACCGTCTGCAAAATAGTGCTCTGTTTTACAGTCAGTCTGGGGTAGTTGTAGTAGGGTATCCTCTATGTCTTGAAGCTTCTTCTGAATGCCATTTAAACTCGTCTGGGAGGGCGTAGTGAGGTCATACATCTATAAGGTACCCCATACTAAGTTCATCAATATAAGTTTCATCAGAGAGTCTTCTGGAATCTACTAGAGTCCCCTCAGTTTGGAAACCAGCCTTATTAAGTATCTTCCAAAGACTGGGGCAAGTATTGCGTATCTCTATCTTATGAATATCACACTTCTCTTTATACATGGTAAGGGTCTCCATTAGGAGACGAGTAATCTTATTAGATTTAGCACCATCTCCCGGTAGAATAGTCATCTGAAGTGTGTATGGAGTCTTATCCATAAATAAAAGAGAAACATTATCTTGGTATGTAATTAAGATTAAACCATTTAGACAAGCTTCCTCAATATGCTCTACTAGCTCTTCTTTTGTCTTTCCCCAAAGAAGAAGCTCTTCAAGAATTTCTCCATCTACTGACTCAAGAGACTCTTTTACATGCTGTGGTAAGTCCATTCCATAAAACATTTCCATACTAGGTCCCTTTAATTTATTCTACTCGAACACTCCATATTGCTGCTACTGGATCAACTGCTGATCCACTTGTATTATGAATCCTGATAGTTACTGTATTTGCTGCACTTACATAACCACACCATACTAGACCTGCTTCAATAGCAGCAGGAGGACCTAGCTTTACTGTTGCTCCTACCACTGCTCCTATAACAGTTACTGTTAATGCTGCAATAGCATTTGCTGCAATAGAACTAAAATCTAAACTAGCAGTAGCATATAATGTATGAGTATGTAGAGTAGTGGTTCCTCCATCAGTAAGATCAGTCCACTTAGCTATATCAAACGAACCAATAGTGGTATACTGTGTACTAGTTAAATGGTATCTTTCACTAGTAGAACCACCTTGTATTCCTTTAAGGTCATTATGTAGGTATGTAGTAATGTTAGTATTAATCCTACTAATTGCATCATGTACCGTATTAAACCAAGTATTAAGAATTCCCTTATCCGTATTATCTGCATTTGGAGGTGGGGGAACCCTAACAAGATTAGCCATTAATGATCTCCAATTGAGTACGTGATTTCAAGTGCTTCAAGTCTTCTAGGGGAATTGTGTGTATATTCTAATTCCCAAGCCCTTCGTCTAGCCCTACCAGACCGCATAAAATATGGGCGATCCCCAGCATTTAGAATCTTGTCCTTAGACCAAGTGGTATAATCATCATCACTCCAACGAAGAATATCACTATGCTGGCAAGAATCTCCCACAATAGTAGTCTGTTGAAAGAACTTATAACTATCTGTATCAAAGTCCTGCTTAGATAATCTGATTCTAGCAGTAATCTCAGAATCGAAGTCATTATACACTAATGGATCGTATTTGTACAGTTTTCCATCAGTTGCATGTTGAACTACCATAATGCCATTAGCATCACAGAAAGAGACAAAAGGCATCATGTGTCCATTGTATTGCCACTCACACCACATGTTTTCTTCTAGATCATAGACGAATGTTTTATCTGCAGTAGGAAGATTAAGAATGTATAAGATATGACCAACCATCCTAATACCATGTCCAGTAATCCTTTCACTAGGAACTTCTAGATCAATAAATTTCTCAATATATTCTGTTGAAACCTCCCTAGGAGAAGAACCATCCATACGCCATATAGAATGCCCAGCTAGCTCTGAATCCCCAATATACATAATAGTACGTTCTGTCTGTAGTATAGCAGAAGCACTCATTGTACCTGTCTGCTGTACGAGTTGCTCATATCTATCAAGAGGAGAGGTAACTCCAGTAGTGACTTGATTAGCCTTTGCATAATTATACATAAACTCTGTAGAGTCAGTACCAAAAGCAACTACATAGTTATTCTGTCTGGCTAATCCTACAATAGGATCTGGATAACTTTCTGCACTAGCAAAATCAAGGGGACTCCAACTAAATACAGAAGTTAGTCCAGAGTTATAGATATCAATGGAATTATCCTTAGCAAGGAATAGGTATCCATCCATCTCTACTGGAGAAGGTCTATGTGGGGAAGGGAATCCACCATATTGACCTTTGTATGTCCAAGAAATTCCCCCATCTACTGTAGTATCCCCAATACCCGTTACATTCCAAGTTGGTTGAGTCGCCCCAGCAGGTCCAGTAACTTTAGTAGCTTTAAAGTATTCTCCTGTTTCTGTTATAGGGATAATCTCCTGATTTAAAGCATAAGTAGTACCTGCTATCCAATGGGAAGGACCAGCATAAACCCCATCATATCTCCAAACTACCCCATTGTCATTAGTAGTAGAAACCCCAGCTGTTGTAGTGACCCAAGCAGGTTCTGTAGCACCAGTAGTGCCAGCAGTAGTACAGGTAAACCAACTTCCATGAGCAACCTTAACACGACGATCTCCTGCTTCTACAATAGTATCAGAAGCCCATTCTAAATAACGGGTATCTACACGAGTAACTGTATTAGAAGAATCAATAACCCAAGCATCAATACCATCAGCTAGAAACATAGCTGGGTTACTGAAATCATCTGTATTAATAAACTGGGTAGCCCCACAAGGTAATGTAGACGTACTCAGAACCTGTTTAGCAGTAGTTCCCATATAAAGGGTATTACCAAATACAGACCATACTGCCCCATTGAAATACCAAGTACCTCTACCCTCAGAAGCAGTACCTGCTGGATTAGAGTAAATAATAGTTCCGGGACGTTTTACACAGAAGAACTTTTTAGTGTCTGTTACAGTGTTCTTAGTTGTCTCAAAGATATAGTTCAGAAATCTCTGATCTTTGTCTTGGTTTGTTGCGCGTTGTTGGGCATTGCCTACCAAAGGAACACGGATGTTCTTTCGGAAGGGTGCCATCCGTTCCCGTCTTGGCATATATTAATACTTTCTATAATCTGGAGTTATCCAAAAACTACCCTCTTCTGTCCCGAATCCAAGAGCACTTTCTTTAAGCATACCTGCTTCTTTAATGAGTTGGTTTCTATCTTCAATAATAATACCATACTCACCAGCAAGTCTAGTAGCTAGCCCATACTTAAGAGCCTCATACCATTCCTGTGGGAAATCTGGAGTATCTGTAGATACATCAAAATCCTCAAAGGGTTTCTGGTAGGTAAATCTAATCTGTTTATAAGTTACAGAAGTTGAGTCTGCTGGAGGGAATACATATAAAGTACCAGAATCCCGTTGGGGATCATAATAAATTTGAATGGGTTGTCCACTGACTACCTTATTACCAAGACGAAGATACTCATCCTTTGTAATAATCCGCATAGGAATATCTATATTAGAATTAGTATCATGTAGAACAGCTTGTAGTACCTTAAGTGGTTTTGGGATATTAATAGTCTGCCCAATACCAAAGGTATAACTTACTGTCCCTAGAGTCAGAGGAAGAAAATAATCAGTACGTGCCCATAAGGGCATTCCATCAGCCTCCCATGACTTCACAAGCATATTTAAGGCTACAGCAGCCTCGTTAACCTGATCGACAGATGGTGTCTCTCCTACACCTAATGCACCACATAAACGCAGTGCTCCTTTAATTAGATCATCTCGTGTAATACTGAAGTCTGTTGAATTAGATGTAGCCATTAGGGTTTAACCTTCACTTTCTCATTACCAGCCGCAATTGCCGCATCCTTGATAGACTTAGGAGCCCCCGGATGTGTGGCAAGGAAAGCCAACATATCTGGGAATATGTCAGCGCGTAGTTTAGTTAGGTTATCTTTGGCTACTTTGCTGTCATCGTTGTCGAGTTCGGCTTGAGATTTGGGTTTTATGGATATGATTGGCATATTAAGTTACTGGGAATTCGTTAGATAAGGCACCTACACCATCGGTTAAATCAGCATCATCTACCGTCCATTGGTTGCGCTGCGTCCTATCAGCAGGTACTTCGGTATCAAGGATTATCTTGTATGGCTTTCCGGACGGAACATCCTTTTCTGCGATAGCATCAATCCCATAAATAGCAAGTGCTTCATCTGTTGGTCGGATGATGGATAATGTTCCATTGTCTTGGGTGTATATTATTAGTTGGTTCATTTTATTGGCTCCTTATCTGAATATCGCCACAGAAATCACAGGGCAGTCCAAAGCCCCCAAGAGATTATCTGTCGTAATCACCCTAGCTGATGTGGTTGTTGAATTAAGCCCTGTGCTGAATGGGGTTGTGAAATTTGCGCCATTATTTGATGAATCACGCTGCGCTATTCCAATAACTGACAGGTTGGCATCCGGCATAGCAGTTGTAAAATTAATCGTGTAGTCCCCAACTCCGTTATCCGTGATGCTTGACACATTCCCACTTGCACGAATAGCCACAGTACCCGTGCCGTTGAAGTTTGCCCATGCTCGACAAGCATAAACCGGAGCAGTTCCTGTTGCGTTGAACGCCTCGCGTATATTAAAAGGCGACATGCCCTTTACCGTAGTTACCGTACCAGCTTGCATTTCTGCGGTGGTGGCTTCCAGGCCACTCACCTGATGCCATGCTGACCAGACGCTACCGACGTAACGATAGCGAAGAAATGATTTGGCTTGCTGGGGGACACTATCCCCCATTGCCGAGCACCGCTGCATGATGAAAGTTGGGTCACTAATATATTGGAATACCTCCAGAAATACCCAATAACCAGCTAGAGGTGAGTTTGTCGTCCCTAAGACGTTATAAACTCCTGGTGCGACAATATTGTTTAAGTCAGTTTCTATCGTGGTGGTAAGCAGATAGGATGATGCAAGCGCAGTGGCGCGCGCAGCAGGCATACCAGCAAGTGCTGTGAGTTGTGTATTCAGCGGCTGCTTCTCACTATCAAGTTCATTAATGGCAGTCTGCACATTGGTAGCTGCAATATTTCCTGCTGGAGTATTAATGATGGAGCTTGCGGGGATAACATCTGCTGAGGGATTATAGACTACTTCATTTACATCATTTAACCATGATGCTTTAATAGGTGTCTGCCCATCTATAAAAGTTGTATTTGCCAAGATTGGCTCCTTTTTTAGATACCCTTAAAGGGTACCTGGATTAATTTTTCCTGCTATAGCACATCCCGATATGGCATCTCCAGAAGTTGCATAGGAACTGCTTGGAGTACAGGTAAGTGTATCTGCATAAATTGGTGTACTTGGATTTAGGTTCTGGTCAAACCCACCATAAACATCTGTAGAAGGTGGTCTTTGAAATGGGACTGTAATCTTATCTTGTCGTACCTTGACAAAGTCTTGGCTATGTCTTTGTTCAAAGCAACAATCACAAACTATAAACCCATCCCACCTATGCTTACTATTAGATGCCTTAATCTTTAGATTACATACATCGCAAAGGACGTACCAATCACCACTTTTATAATTCCATCCCCTAGACATATTTTATACCTTTAAATGTGTCTCTACCCATTGAATAAACCCTGCTCCAATAAGTCCCACTAAAAAGAGAACTCCTGATAAGATAACGCTACCTGCAATCTTTTCTTCTATCCTCTTTCTTCGTGCCCCCCTTTCTTTTCTTTCTGCAATCATCTCAGCTATAAATTCATGTTGGATTGCATGGGTTTCAGGGTCAATCCAGAGGGCATGCCCACCTTCCTTCATTTCTCTAATTACCTCTATTGCTATTTCTTTGGCACTTATTGTTTCTGGTATCATTTTATGCTTTTAAAAGGTGTTGTTATCAAGACAGAGTGATTGATTTCCAAACATAGGCATCAGACGAATCTTTAATGCACATTTTAAGTGTATCAGCCACTCCGGTTCCGCCCTGCGTGAGGTATGACACACCACGTAAGTTGGCGTGAGCTGTGGGCAATGCTGTACCTTGTAACGTCTTCACACCTCCCATCACTAGACAATATCTATCGCCGTTTGCTATTGATACAGGGCCAATATCAAGGTGCGGGCCACCATTCGCTACGGAAGGGCCGCCATAGCCTTCGCTGGACGCTGCGCGGGTTGTGTACCGAGCCATCACAGTGCCGGTGGACGATGCGTTGTTTACCTCGACGGAAGTGTTCGGAATACCATCTTGACCACTTGCGTTAAATTGCTGCGTATTACCGACAACACTTGAATTTCCTAGTTGGTATTTATTGCCATTCGGAACCACGATATTCTTGGTTCCAACCATCAGGTGGTACGGAGATACAACGCCCGTGCCCGTTGCCGGAAGTGAGTTATTGTCATAATTGATACTTGAAGCAGAACCAGATGTTATCCATCCATATTTCGGGCCATCTATAGTGTCACAGGTATTGTCTTTAAGAGTAAAACTTCCGAAGGCATTGGCGTGCATGAATTTGAACATTGCCTGCGTCTGTATGTTTTCTGACGCGGCGACGCGAGCGAATGTGTTGTTCTGCCAAATAACACGGGTAGGCGCCTGCGTGGTAGTCGCATTGCCGATCTGCGCATAATGCAGGCAGGACTCAAAATAGTTGCCATCCATGTGAATATCAGAGGCCGATGGATCCCAAATATCCATGACAAGACCTTGCCGCATGAACCAGTTATTTTGATAACGGTGATTCTGTGCGCCACCTAATGTCGTGGCACCAGGGAATCGCGGGCTTATGTAGTCGTATGCAATGGCAATTTCACTCTGAGCTCCGCCAATTGCTTGTTGATTCTCACCAAAACGACAGAATTCAACCAGCATGTTGTCGTGGTTGTATCCGAGCCTGATGGCTTTGACGTAATTGGTGAAATAATTGCGGTAGAAGTGAAGCGTGGTCGTGTCATCAAAGCGGCACAGGTTTTCAAAATCAGACATCCAGATTTGATCGAATAAAATGTCATTTGGGGTCATTTGGTAAGCCCCCTGTGGGCCTACATCAAATCCAACGCTGCCAGTAGAGGCGCGACCTAATCCACTAATATGAAAATTCTTGAACGCCAACATCGCCATCGCAGAGTTTCCGCCTGTAGGCGTGGCAGTTACATCAACGACAAATAACTTGCTTCCTGTTGCCTGGAACTTGGTTCTTACCTTGTCCTCGCCAACTATCTGGATGCCGCCCTGATACCCGCCATTCAGGGTTGGGGCACCGCCCTGTACATTTAGCTGCCCACAAGGCAAGGTAACGCCGGGGATAAATAGCGTACCGCTACCGAGTGTCTGTAGCTGGTTAATGGCATTCTGAACGGTAGAAGTCTGGTCATTTAGGCCAGTGCTGCTGTAACCGTTAAAATCCCGTAAGTCTACTGTGTTGGTGGATGCGACCGCCCGATTAAATGGAGCATTCGTACTCATCTTAACATACCCCCCAAGTACCAGCAGCAGTTCCCCCATCACCTACAAACTTCAGGTTAGTAATTGGGCCTGTAAGTACCGTGTCTGAATAAGCTGATGCAGTCGTTAACGCAGTAACTGCTATGTAGTTGACAGCTTCATCAACGCTATATAGCACCGAAACAGTCCCAGCAGTGGGACGTACCCAGACAGTTGCTGGAAGAGGTGCATACCTCATTTTGATTTCGGTAGGGGTAGTACCATTGAATGTTCCTTTTGCGAAAGATCCACCCATGACTTTAATAGTATTCATTGCCATTATTCATTACTCCTTTTGTAGAGGATTCCTCCTCGGTATGGACGAGTGTTCCATACGACACATTTAAAAAAAAAGAGACAGCTCCAGTATATTATCTCTGAAAACTGTCTCTGTAGACATCTTACAACTTATTCTAAATTATAGTGTTTCTTGTGGGCCAGTTACGAAGTACTCGACCTTGATAGTCCAAGCACCAGCAGAAGCACCAGCACCTGTTTCAGCGTAGATTCCGTATACATGGACATCGGTAGTTAGTGGGGTTGCCATAGCGCTGCCAACAGCTTT